CCTCCCGGATAAATTCCAATTCCCTACCATCGATGCGGATTATAATTGCCGCTCCTTCTAAAATTCCTTCCTTATGTCCATCTGGACACAGACAATATTCGCTCGTTAAGTATTCCGCTCCGCCATCTGTTTTATGATAATATAGCGGTGTTTTTTGTCCGTTTTTGATAATACAATTAAACATTTTTCCACCTCCTAAAATATAGGGGGAACCCCGGAAGGCTCCCCGGGCATTATTTTGCGATCATTCTTTTAAGTGCGTATTCGGAATTGTTGTTTAAAAGCCTTTGCCAAGCCGCAACAGATGGAGCCCAGCGGAACCCGGATTCCTTTAATTTAGCTCGGGTTTCCTCGGAGGGTTTACCGTCAAATACTATTTGAAGCCGCATAATATCTTTATTCCGTTTGACTTCTGCGGATTCTCCGTTGATTGTGATTTCGGTTAATTCTTCTGCGGGTTCGGTTTCGTCTTTTGGCAATAACCCTTTTAAGTGGCTATACATTACAGCCTTGCCGCCTGTCCCGGAAATTTTATTGATAATTAACTTGTATTTGTTTTCATCGGTCAGTGGTAATATTTCACCACCAATGCGAATCAAGTTTTTTTGCTTTTCATCTATGGTAAAGTTCAAAAGTTCTCGGTAGTGTCTTTTACCGTTGTAAAAATCAAGGTATAGGTCATAATATAAACATGGGTTCTCCGGGTCATACGGTGAATGGCTAACCTTCCCAAGACTAAACAGGGCAAGAATTTCTTCATAAGTTTTAGCACCATTTACGGAAATGTTCTGTTGTTCGCTTTTAAATTCTTCCGGGGCAAGGTCAAACAATCTCCCTTTTAACCTGCGAATTTCTGCTTTTTTGTTTCCGTATGGGTCCGGCATGGTTTCAAGCCGGGCAATTTTTGCCTTGATCCTCTCCGCTGCGTTCTGTTCGTCAATTCGGATTGTGGCGGAATCGTTACCTATTGCCCTTATTTTATCAAGTATATAATCCGGGTTTTCTTTCCATAGTTGGGATTCCCTTGCGTTTTGTCGCTCCTTCGCCTTTACCGGGAAATTAGAACCCCCGGAAATCATGATAGAAGGAACCTTTGCCTGATTGGTGTATAATTCGTTCATCCATTCCAGTTTTTTTGCCTTGTATCGCTGCAAAAGATAATCGACTTTTTCGGAACGGTCCGCGGGTGCATTCATTTTGGTTAGTTTTGCTTTTGCTTCTGCTGCGATTTTCTCCGCATTTTGGCAATACCCTTCATATTCAGCGGTTGCGGTTCCGGGCTTGTATTCCCAAAAGCTATAAGCGGTTTTTGCGTGTCTTGCGTTGGTTTCTAAATTGGTATACATTTTTTTTGTTCCTCCTTGTTTTTACAATGGGCAAGTAGTATAATTGACTTGCCCCGGTTCTGGGGTGGCTCTCTCCTTTTGCTGGTAGGCGGTGGAGGGAGCCTTACTTCGTTAGATTGTCTTTGATCTCGTTGAGTTGATATTCCGCTAACTTTTCACAGATGGCTGCTACTTCGGATTTTTCAAACCCGTATTCCTCGCGGAGCTCTTCTTCGTCTGTGCTTCTCCAACCTCCGTCATAGAGGGCGGCGGCTGTGCTTTCGATTTCATGCTTTTCCATTTTTATTTCTCCTTTCAATTTATAAAAAATATTTGTTTTCCCTTTTGTAATTACATGATACCACTTATTATATATATAGTCAAGCATTTTAGCCAAATAAACCAACATTTTTATATTTTTTACCTGCAAACGGTATCTATATATAGTTGTATCACTTGACATTATCCACTATATATGGTAGTATAATAGCGGAAGAAGTGTAAAAATACGAAAAACCTCGGGAGGCCGGGGTATTTTTATTGCAATTTTCAACCTCCTTTCATACGGGGCGGGGGTAAGACTTCGCCCCAGTGATCAAGCAGGGGGAACGGAAGTAGACAAGGAATCAATTAGGGGGGTAAAGATATGGCAGAAGAAAAGAAGCGAGGCAGGGGGCAGCCGCCAAAACTAACACCCGAACAGCTTAAACAAAAAATAGAAGAATATAAGGACTATTTGAAAGAAACGGGAAAGCCGCCAACGATAGCGGGATTGGCTTACTTTACAGGGATAGAACGGCAAACGATTTACAATTACAAGCAAAAGGACGAATACTTTGACACCATAAAAGAGTGCCGGGAGTGGATTTTAGCGACATACGAGGAAGTGGCTATAAATAAAGGCCATTCGGGAATTATCTTCTTGATGAAAAACTACGGTTATACCGATCGCCAAGAAACGGAAATTACCGGCGGAATCAATATCAACATCGGCGGAAAAGTCAAAGAATGGGCAAAATAATATTATGTAAACCAACCCACGCAAAATATGTGTGGGTTTTTATTTGGAGAAAATGAATTGAAAAAGGTATGTAGCGTATGTGGACAAGAAAAGGAATTGACGGAATACAACAAACAAAAGGCGGGCAAGTATGGTGTGCGGGCAAATTGTAGGGATTGCCAGAAGAAAGCTCAACATACATATAAGCAAACAGAAAAAGCAAAAGAAAAGAACCGAGAATGGAAAAAGACCGCAAAGGGCAAAGAATGCGCGAAGCGATACAGGGAAAACAATAAGGAAAAGTTTTCGGAATACCGTAAAACCGATGATTACAGGCGGCGGCATAGAAAAAGCGCGGATAATCAGAGGTTTGGTGGGAATAGATTAAAAGCACTTGAAAGAGATAACTATACTTGCGTGTTGTGTGGATCGACAGAAAACATACAAGTACACCATATTGATGAGAACGGAAGAAATAAACCGAAAGAAGAACAAAACAACGACTTATCAAATCTAATAACATTATGTGGGAGCTGCCACATAAAACAACATAACCCCGTTTTTGTCCGTTGGGGCAAAAGGGAGGTGATGCCAAATGTCCGTGATAGAGCTTAATATCAAGCCATACCCGAAACAAGTACAGTTTTTTAAATCAACAAAACGATATATAGCCTATGGCGGTGCATAGCGAGGGGTGGCGGAAAAAGTTATGCTGCAAGAATCAAGGCGGTATTGCTCGCACTAAATTACAGCGGGATCCAAATTTTGCTTTTGAGAAGAACCCTAACGGAGTTACGAGAAAACCACGTGCTACCACTTATGGGACTACTCAAAGGCATAGCAGAATATTCAGCGGTTAACAAGGAGTTTACCTTCCCTAATGGTAGCAGGATCATCTTGGGCTATTGCAAAGCCGAAAATGACGTACTCCAATATCAAGGCCAAGCCTATGACGTAATTTTTATGGAGGAGGCAACACAATTCACTCAATTCCAATTCGAAACCTTGACCGAAAGCAATCGAGCTTCGGGCATTATGAGTGAGAAGTTTTCACCAAGAATGTATTTTACCTGCAATCCGGGCGGTATCGGTCATGCGTGGGTCAAGCGACTTTTTATCGACAAGGAATATCGCGGAAGCGAAAAAGCTGATAACTATGATTTTATACCCAGTTTGGTATATGATAACGAGTTTATCGTTAAAAACAACCCAGAATACATTGAGAATCTGGAAAACCTACCCGAAATGCGTAAACGTGCCATGCTGTATGGCGACTGGGACGCTTTCGAGGGTCAATTCTTCCCGGAGTTCAACCGGGATATTCACGTTGTAAAACCGTTCAAAATCCCCAAGAATTGGAATCGGTTTATATCGCTTGATTATGGGTTAGACATGACCGCCTGTTATTGGTGGGCTGTTGACCCATACGGATGGGCGATAGTTTATCGGGAGCTACATGAACCCGACATGATACTGTCAGAAGCCGCAAAGCGAATCCATAGTATGTGCGAAGAACCTTATGACTATATAGCGGCAAGTCCCGACCTCTGGAACCGCAGGCAAGAAACGGGTCAAAGCGGTTTTGAAATAATGCAAGACTATGGATTATCCCACATGAGGCCTGCGGACGATTCCCGAATATCAGGGTGGAGAGCTATGAGGGAGTATCTCAACCCAACAAGGGACCCATTCGGAAAAGATGTTCCGAGATTGCGGATATTTGAAAGCTGTAAACATGCCATTAAAAACATTCCGCTTCTTCAATACCATGAAATCAAAATTGAAGATGCGGCAAATGAACCGCACGAAGTCACCCATGCTTGTGAAGCGATCCGTTACGGGATAACCAGTAGACCAAGAGCAACCGAACTTCCAAAGCCCGAACCGATTATTAACTTTGAGTTTGAGAAGCCGAAACCATCACCCATTGGAGAAGGTGATACCGTCATAGACATATAAGGGGGTTAATATGATATATGTGTTAATAGTCTTGTGCTTGATTCAATTCGGTATTTTGTGGAAGTTGGACACGTTAGCGAGGGCGATACAAGCACAAAGCCAAGTTTACGTTGAGCCGAAAATTAAGATTCCCAAACGAGAGCCGAAAGAGTCAAGAGAGTTTAAGGAGCTGAAAACGGTAATGGATAATCTCGAAGCCTATGATGGAACAGGCAGAAATCAGAGGACATTATGAGCGATATAACCAAAGTGTGGAAACGATACGAGAACGGGGTTGACTTCCATAACAAAAACAATTTATATAGCGAAACCGAAACCTTCTACAATATGGTTGAAGCCAACCAATGGGCAGGGTTAGAGAGCGGTAATGAGATTTTTTCGCAACATGACTTCATCACCGGCATAGTCAACCACAAAACTGCAATGGTGGCGATGAACCAAATGACCATCAACTATTCGTCCAACAATGGCGGTGATGACCAGCAGATTTATAGATTAGCTTGTGACAAGCTCAACGAACTCGCCCGTATGAAGTGGGAACAAACCAAGATGGACGTTAAAGATTGGGACATTGTGA